CCAAACGGTAACGGTGCAACGGTAAAACGTGCTGCCGTCGGGCATGGTGACCACTTCGGCGCTTGTTTCTTGTATTCGAAGGTTCGGCCAACGTTTCAACGCTTCATTTAAGCGGGTCGGTACGTCTACGTAATTGTCAATGCTAAAAGCCATGTGTCGGGTCCTTAATGTCGGGTTTAAATTGCTGCGGGCAACGTAGCCATTGGGTGTAACAAACTTTGTGGCGTCATAAAACACGGTGCCGGCATGTTGGTTGCCCAACGTGTTGGGTGCCATGTTTCGTAAAGTGTTTGCCAACCTCGAAGGCTTACCGTGCGTGTGTCGGCGTCAAGTGTTGCCAAAATGTATATTGCGGGTTTGTCGCACTCATGTGTAAGCAAGCAACCGTTTGCGCGCAATGTTGAACGCACTTCATAGCCGGCTACGTCGCTAGCGTTTTTGTTGTACGGCTCAAAACCCCAGGCCAATTGCAAATACTTGGCTACGGCAAACTCACCAATGCAGCCTATTTTCATTGCCTTTAAACTGTCGGCGGGGGTTAGCCCGTAGTTGTGTTTTGCACCGCGCGCGTCGCACCAATCTATTCGTAAACGTGCAACGGCGTAGGCGTAGTCAATTTCGTTTTGGGTTAGCGCAATTTGTGGCATGTCACCCGCCAAGGGCTTCGATTGCTTCGCAAATTGTTTGCCAGTCGGTTTCGTTACCGCTTAGGTCTAAATCGGTTGCCAACGCTTTTAGGCGCGCTATTAGCTCTGCATGTTTTGGCTTGTACGGAATGTGTACGGGCCTGCAAATTTCGTCTAACAAGTTTGTTAGTACGGCTTGGTGGCGTAGTAACGCGTTTTCTGTCGGGTCTAACATGCGTCGGGTTTCCTCACTTAGTGTGTTGTCGGGGTAGGGTTGTTCTTGCATTAGTTTGCTGTTGTCCATGGTAGCCAACCGCTGTTACGCCAAATGGCAACCATGGCTTTTGTGTTTGTTGTTGGGTCGTAAAGATCGTCGCACGTTTGCAAAATGCCTTTTGCTTGTAACCAACCAATTGGCCAGTTGTCGTTAGGCCGGCACCAAAACCCGTTAATTTGGTAAATTCCGTGGGACCCGCCCATTGTGTCGGTTGGGTTGAAAGCGTCGCTTGTGCAGCGGCTTTCACGTACTGCGACGCGTAGAGCTGTTTCTAGCTCTGTTTGCGGTAATCCTTCGGCAAGCGCCAAAGTAGCAACCTGCGTGCACGTAGTGACCAATGCGGGCAACGTGGTGCTAGTTGTCGTGGTTGACGGCAGGACCGCCGGTACGACCTGTGGGGTTGGCGCGGTGGCCTGTGCATTATTAAAGCTAAAAGCAATAAAAACGCCTAAAACTAGGGCCAATAAGCCTGTGAGCAATCTGTGAATAATCATTAGTTGGGCCTTTCCATTTGGTACGGGTTACCCCATGTGCCAGTTGCCGGGCTTTTAAATGCCATTTGTACGTGCAAACAATCAAATGTTTTTGGGTCTCTAAAGAGCTGCACCATAACTTGTTGCCCTGTTTCTAGGGTTGTTATGTAGTACTCGTAAATAAAGGTTTGCGGCTCTGTCATAATTTCGGGCTTTCCGTCGGTGCAAAAACCCTAGCCAACGATTGTTACGCGGTTGTGGATACCCCAAATGTCGCTTCAAATATGGCTTTTACGGCGTCGGGATTGTCGGCAAACGCCGGGCTTAGTTCTATGTGCCACCAATCGCCACCGGGTGCACCCGAAACGGTTTTTGTTTCGTAGACCTTCCAAGCTTGGCGATCACAACGCCACGACGCGCCCCAAGGTTTACTGAAATAGTCAATGACCATTTGTACGCCGAAAGCGTTTGCGTTAGCAAGTATTTTGTCAATGAAAACTTTGGAAACGGCGCGACCTTCCTTAATGCCTTTGCCGTCCATTTTGCGGTATGACAAGTCCATTGCGCGCCCTGTTGCATGTACTGACAATGTGCCCGGCTTCGAGCGAACGTCACGTTGGCCGTAGGTGCCGTTGTTCCATAAAGCACCGTTTGAATACTTGGCAGCTTGCCTTACCCATTCCTCGGTGCCGGCACGTTTACCGGTTGCCGGGCCGTCGCTGTTGCCTATGTAGTCGCGCGCGCCGACAACCCCAGGTTTTGCTTTAGCGATCATGGTTAGCTTTCGGTTGGTGTGCCGGGTTTGCTTTTAAGTCCGTTGGACGCCACAAGGCCGCTAAGTGTGCCAGTCAAAAACACAAGCAACGTGCTTAGTAGGTCAATTAGTTGTGCGTCGGTTGGGGCTTGTTCGGTTGGTTGGTCAACAAACAAAATGCCGTAAATAAATGCCATGACGGTAAACGAAAAGCAAATTGCCATTAGACGGCCAACGAAAACTATTAGCCCTGCGTGTTGTTGTTCGGGTGTTTTACTCACAAGCGGCCTTTGTAAAGCATTGGTATTCAACATTAGTTTTTGAATAAGAGCAACCACTACAACCCCAAACTACTACCGCTACAAGTAGCGCGTACCCAATCATGTAACGCCATTTCATTACTCAACCGGTGGCGCCACAAATTCATTGTCAACAAATAAAAAACCTATGCCGGCGTAACGATTACGAAACGACCCCGAATAAGACGTTTGCAACCATTCGCCTTCGAGGCCCAAAGACGCAATAAATGCTTGACCTACTGGTTCGCTTTCGGGAAATGGCAAATTATCGCAATCGCTGTTAGCAATGACAATTACTGCGGTAACGCTGTTGTTTACCATTTGTGCAAAATGTGCCATGTGTTAAGCCTTCCACCTAATGTAAACAATTCCGCTGCCGCCATTAGCGCCTAAGCCTGTGTTGTTAGCACCGCCGCCACCGCCAGCTGTATTCGCGGCCGCTGCTGTTCCGTTTGTTGTTCCGCCTGCACCGCCAACACTTGAACCGCCTGCACCGCCCGCGGTTTGACCACCCCCGCCGCCGCCACCGCCTTTAAACAATGACGCGCCGCCAATAAACGTGCTTACGTCTGTGCCGGCACCGCCAGCGCCACCGGTTCCGGTTACGGCGTTTTGGCCTATTTGTGTCGTTCCACCGCCACCGCCACCGCCGTTTGAAGCGACTGCGGTTCCGCCGCCGTAACCGTTTGCTGTTGAAAGCATGGTTGTTCCGCCTGCGGTTTTTCCTGTTTCACCACAACCGCCACCGCCTGTGCCTAGGTCTACAATTTGAGCGTTTGCGGTTGTAATTTGGCTTGCGATTGTGTCGGATTTTCCACCACCGCCAGCAACAATTAAAACGTTTGTGCCAACGCTCGAATAGGTGCCTTGTACACCTGTTCCGCCTGAACCGTTGCCAGCGCCGCCAGCGCCAACTGTTACCGTTACGTTCGCTGCCAAATAAATTGTGCTTTGAATTGTCGCACCAGCACCGCCACCACCACCGCCACGCGTTGAACCTGTCTGGCCGTTACCACCGCCACCGCCACCAGCAAATAAAAGCACGTCAAACAATCCCGCTTTAGTGACGGTAAACGTTCCTGTACTTGTAAAACTTGTGTATGAATAACCCGTTGGGCCTGCTACTACACCTGTGCCACCTGTTCCGGCGCCATAAACGGCACCGCCACCGCTAAAAAAAATTGCAGCACTAGCACTTGTAAAATAAAGCGTGCCACCCCCCCATTGTGCCAACGCTAATGAACTGGCCGTTGTTACGGTGCACGTTCCGGCTGTCACGGTTGCCGTGCCCGCGCCGATATTTTGCAAAAAGAGTGTGTCGCCCGCTGCAAAAATTCCGCTGTTAACCGTAAAGGTTTTGGCGGTTGCTGCGTTCATTACAACGCGGGTGCCTTTGTCGGCGGCCGTTAAAACATAGCTATCGGTTTTTGTTGAAACGGTTTGGTTGTAGTCGTTGGCCTGTAACGCGTCCATTTGGGCAGCGGTTAATACTTGCCCGGCGGTGAAGTCTTGGATTGCCATAGTGTCCTTATCCTAAAACATTGGTTGTGTCAATTGTGCCATAGGTGGCGTCGTCAAGTATGAGTTCGTAAACAATGGTTGTAGGGCTTGTAAACAAACTGACCCGGTGGCCGTCCAAGGTAATAACGTGCTCGACGCCCTCTACCGAAAGCTCTTGGGCCAACGTAGTTGTTGTGGACCCTGTAATAAATGTGCGTTCAATGCTGATTGTGTCGGAAATGTCCACGGTTGCCACGTTGTCGCGTTGGGCGTTGGTTAGGGCACCAAATACGGTTTCAATGCTGTTGTAGCGAGCTTCCGGGGTGCCGTTCAAAAGGTAGGACGCTGCAGCTGCTAGTTCGGTGTCGTCAAGCAAACTGTTGGTAATGCTAAAAGTTTGCACAAAAAACGCGGCTTGGCTTGCGACATCGTCGGCCGTGGCATTGGTTGTGCCCAAGTTTTCTATGTACACGCGGTTGGTTACGCTGTCCGATTCAAACGTAATACCCAAATTTGTGTACGGTACGCCCGTGCCGTCGTCCATAAAGTCAATTACGGGACCGCTAAGGGTTGTGCCCACACGTGGCGTAAAGGTCAAAACCCCGTCGCGCGCCACAAAAAAACGGCCAAATTCGGCAGTTTGGTTTATTTGCAAAAGGTATGCCAAAACGTTTGTACCACCCGGCACGGTGTACGACGCGTCATGCCCCAGGTCTACGGTGCCGGCGTCAATGCTTCGAGCGGCGCCCGTTGGGTAGTCCACTTCGGGCAGGTCCAAAACGGTTGTTATGCGTTGCCCTGACGTTTCAACACCAACGTTTAGTTCGTCCATGAACGTTTGGCTTAACAAATAAAAGTTGTCGCTGCAATACACCGTTACGGTGTCAATGCCGTCTAACGAAAAGTTGTAATCGTAATTGACAATTTTTCCGCGGTACAAATATTCGGGGTTATTAGAGCTGTCGTAACGGATTAGTTCCACGGCGCGCAATGGGGCAAGGCCCGGCAACGCTTCGGGGGTGTTGTAGTACGGGCCGTTTTCGTCAAACGGGTTAAAAATTCCGTCCACGTCGTTAATGGTAAAAGTCATTGTTCCCGCTGCGAATTGGTCCCCAATGTCACGGCGCCCGCGTCTAACGCTTATTTGTGTGGTGCTGTCGGTAACGTCGGCAAAGTCTGTTGTTGGCCCCAACGGGTAAACCCCGTCCAACAATCCTTTAATATCGTTGTCAAGGGTAAAACTTCCAACGTCGTAACCGGTGTCAATTAAAAGCGAATAATTGCCGGCTTGGGTAATGACACTGCCGGGCATTATCTAAACCCGGCTATTGGTAAATCCAATGGGCCGTTTTGTCGAGCAAAGGCTTTTAGTCCGTCGTTTGCTGCACGGCCTATTTCGGCCGCTGTTGCCATGCCACCATTGACGTTTACGGTGTAATTGTTTCCACCGCGGGCGGCCTGATGTTCGGCAATGTTTGCCGC